CGGTGATCCGGGCGTACTCGATCTGATCGCTCGTGGTGGTGCCGTTGGTGACCAGAGCGCGCAGGCTCAGCGGTCGGTAGAAGAGGTCCGCACCGACGAGCAGACCGCGCTCGTCGGGGTTGACGAAGGCGTCCGCGGAACCGGTTCCACCGGCGGTGACGAGCGCCTTGAACCCGACCGGATCGGTCCGGACGCGGGCCTCCTTGGAGAAGCCGCCGGGACCGGCCTGCGCGGTGAGGGCCTTGAACTGGGCGCTCTCCACGAAGTGCTGGCCGATGCTCTTCTGGCCCTTCCCGCGGCCGGGGACGCGCAGCCCGGAGCGGGCCGCCTTCTCCCCGCGCTCGCCCGGGTCGTCGCCCTCGGCGAGGCCGATGCTGCCGCCGAGGTCGGCGATGGCCTTGCGGGTGCGCTCGTCCGCCTTCGCCTGCTCCAGGCGGGTCTTCGCGTCCTGCGCCTTCTTCATGTGGTCGTTGACCTCACCGCGCTCGGCCTCGGTGAAGTCGCGGTCGCCGTCGGCCTCCGCCTTCGCGGCGATCGCCTGCGCTGCCTTGAGGTGCCCGGTCATCTCGTCGATGAGGGTCTGGATCTTGTCTGCCATAGCCGTTGCGTCCCTTCGGGTTTCGGTTCGTCAGGCCAGGGCGGCGAGTTCGGCGTCGATCTGCGTGGAGACGAGCAGCCGCCGCACCGGGCCGGGGGCGTGACGAACGGGCTCGGCGGTTCCTGCGTCGGCGGACGCCCCCTTGGCCTCCGAGCCCTGCGGGCCGGGAGACGGGGAGGGCGCGGGCACGACCGGCTTGGCCTTCTCGTCGTCGTCGTCCTGCTCCTCGACGGAGGAGAGGACGGTGCCGATGGCCTCGTGCGCGTTGCGCAGGAGGCCCTCGTTCTTGGAGGAGAGCGTCCGGCCCGCCTTCGCGGCCCCGGCCTCTCCGGAGTGGTCGCGGCCCGGAGCGGCCCGGACCGTGGGGGCGGAGGAGTCGCCTCCGCGGGTCGCCTTCACCGCGGCGAGCACGGTCTCCGTGCTGACGTCACCGGGGAAGGTCAGGGTCATCGGCGGGACGGCCCGGCCGTCGTTGCGCGCCTTGACGTCGAGGAGCTCCGTCTGCTGGTTCACCCCGACGAGGCAGGGCCCGACCTCATAGAGCTTGAGCTTGCGCAGCTCGAAGTAGCTCTCGTCCTCCCCGTCCTCGATCTGCTCGACGTAACCCGCCTCGATCACGTCGTAGGCGAAGCTGAACTGTGTGACGCGACGGCCCTTGAGCAGCCGGTAGACCTGCTGCGCCTTCGGCGCGTCGAGGTCGAGCTGTGCCTGCACCCACAGGCCCACGCCCTCGCGCTCCTCCGCCTTGAGGACGTAGCCGATGTGGCTGTCCACGTCATAGGAGTTGTGGCTCCAGAGGACCGGGATCGGGTTGCCCGATGCCTCCCACTCGGCGAGGGTCTCGGCGAAGGCGCCGGGCACGATCTTGTCGCCGTAGGAGTCCAGGTCGTAGGTCGCGACGATGGCCTCGAAGACGCCCTCGTCGGTGCCGTCCTGCTCCCCGGCGGCCTTGATGGCGCCGGGGCTGCTCTTCACCTTCACGCTTCGGCCTCCCGACCGGGGTGGATGGACCGCAGCCGCAGACGCGGCTCCGGCGTGGGCGGGTTGGTTGCCTTCCCGGCTGCGTCCTGTTCGGACGGCTCCGGGGCGGAGTCGGTCGGGCTCGCCTGGTCTCCGATGAGGACATTCAGCGGAGTCACGAGGTCGTCCCCGCCCTCGATCCGCGGCAGGTTGACCCGGCCGCGGGCCTCGTTGCGGGTCATCCAGGGGGCGCCGACGGAGGTCTGGAGCTGCGCCGCCTGCTCCTCGAAGGAGCCGCGCAGCTTCTCGCCGAGGTTGAACTCCGCGTAGATGTCGGTGGTCTCGGCGAAGTCCGGGAAGAGCTGGAGCGCGATCTCCTGGACGATCATCACGAGCCAGGGCCCGAGGGTGTCCTGATAGAGGTGCTTGTGCTGCTCGGCGATGTTGGAGAACGTCGCGTGATCCAGAATCCCGACCATCGGGGGCGGGATGTAGTAGGCCGCGGCGCACTCCTCACGGGTCAGCTTGCGGGCCTCGATGTACTGCGCCTGCTCCGGCGTGACGGAGGTGGGCGTGAAGCCCATCCCCTCCTCCAGGACCGGCGTTCCGCCCGCGTTCGGGCCGTCTCCGGTCCAGAGGTCCTGCCACTCGGAGAGGAAGCGGTTCCGCGCGGTGTCGCTCCACTTCGGCGCCTCGATCGGACGAGTGAGGAAGCCGGAGGTGCGGGCTCCGTTGCGCCAGAGCTGCTCGCGCCACTCCGCGGCCGTCCACTCCTCGGCGAGGATGCGCCGGAGGCTCTCGATCGAGGAGACGCCCTCGCGGCCGTTGGACGGGTTGTAGCCGCGGAAGTGCACGACCTGATCGGCCGGGAGGGTTCGCGTGCCCTTGGCTCCGCGGATCTCGAAGTTCTCTGCGGCGAAGGGGTTGTCCCCCTGCGGGGTCACCTGCCGCGGGTCCGCGCGCAGGAGTGCCTCCGGGTGCTCCGCGTCCTCGCCCTTGACCTTGATCCAGTAGGCGTTGTCGTAGATCCCGAGGTCCTGCACGAGCGCCTCGACCAGCCGGTAGGGCGTGGTGAACCCGTTTGGCCGGGCGAAGAGCCGGGGCAGCGGGTGATCGGCGGGGCCGAGCCGCTGCCGGTCGTTGTCGTCGAGGCGCTTGTAGAAGTGCAGGCCGAGCTGGGCGAGGTTGCGGGCGAGGAAGCCGACGACGGTCCGGACGCCGGGCTGCGTGCGCCAGATGGTGGCGTAGTCCTGCGTGAGGTTGTCGCTCAGGCGAAGCGTGAAGCCCGGCCGCGGTGCCGCCCGGTCCAGTGCCGCCAGGGCGCCGGCGGAGACCACGAACGCCATCAGGCACCGCCGCCGTAGCGGGCCTGTACGAAGAGCACGCGGTCGCGGTCGAGCAGGACCTCCCCGTCCGCGGAGACCGGCTGCGCGCCGCGCTCATGGATCACGGCGTCGCGCAGGACGAGCAGCCGCCCCCGGCGCTGCCAGAGGACGCCCTCGACCGCGGAGCCGTCGGTGAGGTTCGCGAGGATGCGGTTCCGCACGGCGGTCCGGGCGTTACGCGCCCAGAGCACGGCTGCGGTGGCGATACCGGCCAGCAGGAGCGCGCCCTCTACGAGGAGGGCGACGAGTGCGACCACCGGGCCTCCCTTCCGGGTCGAGGGCATGACGAGGAGCCCGGCTGCGGGTGCAGACGGGGCATGTCAGAGCGGGGTCAGGCGACGGTGAGGCCGTCGTCCTCGTAGACGGAGCGGCCCGAGCCGCCTCCGCCCTGCTGCGCGCGGGCGAGGGCCATGATCGTGGCCACGACGGCGTCGATCTTCTCGCCGGAGGTCTTCTTGTCCGGCTTGACGTTCCCGGCGGCGTCCATCGCGACGGCGAGGTTGTCGACCTGCCAGCGCACGGCCGGGTTACCGCCGTGCCGGAAGACGGGCCGCTCCGCGGTCCCCTCCAGGATGAGCCGCTGGAACTCCTTCGTCGGCCCGGACAGGGAGGCGAAGCCCTGCCTCATGCTGACGAGCGGGAGCCCGTCGGCGGTGAGGTCGTTGACGAGCTGCGAGGAGTTCCACGGGTCGTAGGCGACCTCCCGGACGTCGAAGAGTTCGGCGTCCGCGCGCATCGCCTCGCGGATGAAGTCGTAGTCCGCGACGTTGCCGGGGGTGACCGTGAGGCGGCCCTCCCGGCGCCAGACCGACGCTGCCCCCGCGGTGCGCTTGTCCAGTGATTCGAGGTTCGCCTCCGGCGTCCAGAGCCGCCAGAGCGCGTCGTAGGTGCCGGGCTGCTGCGGGTCGGGGAAGAGCCAGCAGAGCGCGCAGAGGTCACTCGTCGTCGCCAGGTCGAGCCCGCCGTAGGCGGCCCGGCCGTGCAGCCGCTCCTCGACCACGATGGAGGCGTTGCGGTCGTAGGCGTCCAGGTCTACGTAGCGGGTCTCCTGCTTGGTGCGGATGCCCAGGTGCAGGCGCAGGTACTTGGCGAGGTCGGCGGGGCTCTGCTGCGCCTCCGCCGCGGCGCGGGCGAGGTACGCCTTCGTGGGGCTCTTCCCGAAGCCCGGGTTGGCCTTGCGCTGCGTCGCCTCCGCGAACGGGTCATCACCGGGCTCCGCGGCCCACACGACGCCGTAGGTCGTCGCGTCGTGCAGGACGCCGCGGGCGAGCTGCTCGATCCTCGACCGCTTCCGGTCATAGATCGTGTTCCGCTTGCCGGAGTCCGCGGTGGTGATGATGAGGACGAGGGGCTGCCGCCGGGAGCCCGTGCCGGTCTCGATGGTCTCGACGAGATCCGGGCTCTTGTGCACGTGCAGCTCGTCGATGACAGCGCCGTGGATGTTCGCGCCGTGCTGCGCGTCCGCAACGGAGGAGACGACCTCGACGTAGGAGCCGCTCGACGGGTGCAGGACCCGCTTCCCGACCGGCCGGACGTAGGGCCGCAGGCCGGGGCTCTTCTCGGCGAGTTGCTTGATCGGGCCGAAGACGTAGCTCGCCTGCCGCTCGCTCGTGGCCGCGGTGACGACCTGCGCACCGGGCTCACGGTCCGCCGCGCAGAGGTACATCGCGATCCCGCCGGAGAGCGTGCTCTTGCCGTTCTTCCGGGGGACGTCGACGTAGAGGAAGGTGATGATCCGGACCCACGCGCCTGCGTCCTCATCGAAGCGGACCCAGCCGAAGACCGGCGCCAGGACGTAGGCGACCTGCCAGACGTCCGGGGTGAGCGGCTGCCCGGCCCACTGCCCTTGCGTGTGCCGGAGCTGCCCGAAGGCCGCGAGGACCCGGTCCACGCGGTCCGCGTCGAAGCGGGCGTCCGGGTAGTCCCGGGGCTCCGGGGTCTTCACCAGGGGCGGGCACTCAGGCAGGCCGAGTCCCCGGTCCAGGAG